TGTCTGACTAGATCCGCGATTGGCCAGCTCATAATTGCCTGGACGATCTATCTCTCCTAAGCCTGTATTTTCAGCAGTAGCCCATGTTGTAGTTGCTGGAGTGTAATTCGCCCACGTTAAAGCTGCTGGAACCTCTGACCAATTATTGACTAGTAAATCTTCGAGGATTGTGTAAATCTGGTCGCCGTCATAATCCTTAGTTAAGACGCCATTAGTTAAGGCCTTCTGAAGCCTTGCAAGGGCTCCTAGAGCCGTGATCGTGACTTCCTGAGTAATTGCTACTGAGCCAGTCTGTGACACTGTCACGGCAACGTCCACAATGCTGCCGCCGAAGATTGGAACGAATGCGCCGGCAGTGTCCTTGACTTGGATTGAAACCGCGTCATTTATTTCGGCAGTAATAGCTCCAAGATTAAGATTGATAAGATTGATTGTGCAATAGCCGGCTTGAGCCTGCGTGTAGATATTGCTGCGCCCTGATGAAATTGAAAGATTTGCTAGAACGACGTCAGTGTATTCAATGCCTTGAATCGTTACTTTCCACTCTGGAGCCCACTGTGTCATTAGATTGCCTGGAGTGCGCCGGCTCCGCCAGTGCCACGGTAGAAGGAATCATTGAGCACGTTTACGATTGTGCGAGCAGTACCTTCGGCATCGATTGCGCCATTGACTGTCACATTGATCCGAGCAGCGTTCTGAGAATCCGTAAATCCGCCTCCGCCCATAGCAGCTAAACGAGCCGCATTCTGTGAATCGGTGAAGCCACCGCCTACGCGAGAGGCTCCTGACACGGCAGAAGTTACGCCAGCCGATGATGTTGTTGTAGATCCTGTTCCGGTTGAAGCCGTGACACTTGGAACCGAGATTGTAGGAATGCTAGGTGTTGAAGTAGTTGTTTTTGGAATAGTTACATTTGGAACGCTAATTGATGGAGCTGAAATCTGTGAAACGTTAGGCAAGAATGGAATTGAGTTGTAAACACGAATCAGAGCGTTGATTCCAGCCACGGCTCCAGAGATCAATGCGTTTAGGCCAGAGATGACCGCCCCGATGACGTTGATAATTCCGCCAGCAATTTCTCCGACAACCTTGAAGGCTCCGCCTAAGACTGTGACAAGAACTGGCACGACGTACTTTTGAATAAATCCAATGAAGTCTGTAAAGGTTTCTTTATTCTTGTCAATGGCGTCAGTGATTGGCTTAAAGAAATCTGCAAACTTTCCAAGTGCCGGAACGACTTGATTGACCACGAACTCAACAAGCTGCTGAATAATTGGCAGAAGTTTCGCACCGACTGATTCTTTGGCTTCATCGAAGGTCACTTTGAGAATCTGCAAGCGTCCGGCGAATGTCTCTGCGTTAGCTGCTGCCGCTCCACCGAATAGATCTGAAAGCCTTGTCTGTGTCTCTTCGAATGACATCGCCTTGAGCTCTGCGGAAGATAATCCGATACCTAGCTTGCCAAGAGCTGCCGTATTGCCGTCGTAGGCTTTACCAAGTGCATTAGCTACTGAATCCAAGCCCTTGCCAGTAGCTTGCGAGATATCAAGTGCAAGATTGAGAAGATCCTGAGCTTTTGTGACGTCGTTAGTCGAGAGCGATAATCTCTGCAAAGCTGGACGTAATTTATCGTCTGCGACGCCTGTGGCTAAAGATGTCTTAAGAATCTGCTTCTCGACCGATGCAATCATGTTATCGGTTGCACCAGTGGCATTCTTTAATGCAGTGGCAAGTCGAATCTGAGCAGCTTCATCTTCAATCGCAGCTTTAACTCCATCGACTGCAAGCTTGACGGCATAGGCTCCAGCAGCAGCTCCGGCGGCTGCAAATGCCAGTCCTGCCTTCTTGCTAAACTCGCCCATCTTTGAAGAAGAATCATCTACGTCTCCATTAGCTTGAGCAAGTGATTTCTTAAGCTGATCTACATCAGCAAGAATCGAGAGCTTGAGTGTGCGCGATTGTCCGGCCATTTACCACTCCTTCAAGATTCGGTCGAAAGCATTTTCCCATTTGTCAATGATGTCTGGCTGGATTTCGCGTAGTGTCGGATAAATAAACCAACCTTTGGAACCAGCGCCTTTTGTAGATTGGCCTGACCAGATTGGGAATTGCTTAAACTTGTTAGATCCGAACTCTGTACCGCCCCAGAGATCCTTTGTTGTGCCACCGCCGGAGAACTTTTGACTTACAAAGCCAAAAGAGAGCTCGCCAATCTTGGAAGATTTCGAGACACGGGAGCCACTGGCAATTCGGTCGGCGGCCTTGCCTCTGGTGACGGCCTTCTGCTGGATCTTGCCCTGAGCGAACTCTGCAAGAGCTGACGATTCTCTTTTAGCTGCATCGGTAGCTTCTGTATCCATCGCCTTGAATGCGGCAGTAATGCGACGAAGGTCTGCCTTGTCATAGGCAATCTCAACGTTGTCGCTCACTTTGTTTCTCCAGTATCTCGAAAGCCGTATAGATCTGCTCCGCCGTTGTCCATTCGCTCATCGGTATTCCTGTGGCTATGGCTAACTCCACCAGGATTCGATTTACGCTTCCGGCGGCGTAACTTTTGGGAGAACGTCACCGACTGTCACGTCGGCCACTGTTTCACACCAAATTTCATAGCCCTTGATGGGCTTACCGCCTGCTTCACGCTTCATCGCATTCCACGCAAGGAAGAGAAGATCAGAGATTCCGATCTTCTCCTGCGCTTGCGAGATTGTGCTGCCTGTCTTTTGTTCCCATTTAGCCCACTCTGGCGGCTGAGCTGTGTAGGTGCCGAACTCGCCTGATGTGTATTCGATGGTGATTGGTAGTCTCATTTTGTGCTCCCGTTTCTATAGGTTGGATCAGGTAATTGTGAGAACTGGTGTTGATGCGCAGAGCATTGACCATGAGTCAGTCTGTGCGTCTGGAGCAGTGCCGCCAGCGGTTGGAGCCACTGGAAAGGCAGTTCCAGCAAAAGATGCGCCAGTAGCTGATACAAGTGTGAAGGCAAGTGCAGTATTTGGAGCAGAAGTGAACGCAGTCCACATCGCTTCAAAAAGTGATGATGTTGCGCCCCAGTCTGCAAGAAGCTCGATGTTCAGTGTCCACTGATCATCGATGTGTTTGTAGGCTTTTCCGTCAAGTGTCTGGTAAGTAGTAATAACTGGCGCATTGACCAGTGTGACGGCAGTTGTCTGCGCGTCGTAGTTTACTGTCGCAAGCGTGAAGGTTATGTCGCGACCGGTGACGATAGTTGTTGGCATTTCTTTGTCTCCTTAGATTGTCTGTTGTGTGTAGTAAGTGCTGACCGCGAGATCCGCCACTAGTAAATTGGTCGCGCCGACCTGTTGGATTGTCGGACGTTGAACGTCTCCGACTTCGTAACCTGCTGGCATCGCTGCCATGATGCTAATAACAAGCTGCTCAAGATTGTCAAGTGCTCCGGCCGTGTTGTTATAGGCAACGGCCGCAGTAACCACAAAGTTAATTTTCACGCGCACCTGCGATTTGCCGATTGTCGTCGTTTCTAAATAGGGCGAATCCGGAACGATTACGCAAGCTGGAGGAATGACTGCCTCTGGTGGAGAGCTATACACAGAAGCCACGACGCCAGCTAGAGCAGTCGCAAGAGTGCCTCTGACATTGGTCGCAATAGTTGTTGGCGTAGGCATCACATAGCCATCGTTGAGACGTCGATGTAATTACCTAATAAACCTATGACGCGATTTTGCAGTGATCGACCCATTCGATATGGCGACGGCGTAAAATCTACGCCTTCAATCTGGCCACCTGGAGCGACCACGCTTTGGAATATCTCAACGCTGACGATGGTGACCGCCTGTTCGACTGCGTCGGTATCCGCGTAAAGCGTGGCCGCGTCTGCCCCAGATAGATAAACTACGCCGCCAGGAATTACTGGACGAAATGTAATATCACTATTTGTTATAGCTGCCGTGAAGTAAAAATATGGAGCCGGATATGCGAAAGGTAAATATGGGAATGGATCATAATAATTTGATGTGACTGTCTTTGTTCCGTTAAATGTTGATGGAACGCAACCTGTAATCACGACACTTTGACCGGCCACGAATGTGTTGGGCTTCTGTGTTATATAATACGCGACATTGTTTTGAAGATAAACGGCGGCGACTGAGTTTTGATTGGCAGTCAATAATGGCAGAATTACCTGCTCGGCTGAATCAATAATGCCTTCAAGATAGGCATCAGAATAAAGAGACACAGAGACGCCAAGAACCTGCCGCAGACTTGCGACTGTAATGATTGCTGGCATCTCTGTGTCCTTTCGTGAGCTGCTGGGCTAGATACGGGAGCGCACCTAGCCCATGATTAGTTGGATTAGGTTAGATTGAAGCGACGTAGGCCACCGGCAAAGACGGCCTGAGCTGCGATGTAACCGTAAAGCATGATCTCAATCTCGCCTGTTGTTGGCACGTTAGTGGCCAGCGTTAAAGCAGGAGATTCAAAGATTTCGATTGAACGTGGCTCGATGATGAATGCTGATTCATCGATTGATGTGCTGACCATGTTTGGGTCAACGTAATACTGAAGTCCAAGAACGTTGCCCTGGATTGCAGTTGGATTTACTGTACCGCCCGCATTCATGGTAGTTGGCTGAGCATTGTAAATTGGGCGCCCCGTTGTATCTGTTGCACCAAGTAGTAACCCGTAGATTGATGTACCAGAAACAAATGACTTTGCAGTACGCTTTGTTGCACTGTAAACGGCTGGTGATTCTGTTGATACGAATGAAATGATACCGGCTGAATCGGCCGCAGTTGCAGTTGCTTGCGTTCCGCCAGCAGTAATTTGAGCCACTACATAGGAATCTGTCGCCTGTGCGTACGCATCGCGAAGATTTTGAAGCATAATTTCATAGAATGATGGATCTGAACGATCTAGCAATTCTACTGAGTAACGCTGAAATCCAGCCTTTTTGATTACTGTCGCATTGACGTAAGCTGAAGTGATTGCAGTTGTTCCTGTTGGATCTCCGCCTTCTGCCACTGTTGCAGCAGTTGAGTTTGCAGTGATTTTAGGAATTGAAACTGTCATTCCGTATGTGCTCAATGGACGTGTTCCACCGCAAGCCTCGATGACTGGACGATCTGCGTTTGTGTTCTGTGCAACGTCGCGAACATAAGAAACTGGCGAGAACGCTGGATTTGTTGAGAACGAATCATCAGCAGCTTTTACATATTGGCGAGAATCTTCGTTGCCTAGCGTTGCCTTGATTGAGTGTTCTAAATATGATCCGCCAGAAATAATTGGCGAACGTGGACTTGTGAAATATAGAGGACGAGCTGCCTCGGCCTGTACGACTTTGGAAGCCTCAACCGGTTCGGCTGCGACTTCTGGAACGGCTGTAGGTGTTTCCACTTGCGTATCTCCTTCGGTAGTTTGTTCTTCTGTTTCCACATCGGATTCAGAATCTTCTTGCTCACTAGCTGCTACTGCAACCTTCGCACTGGCGATGGCTGGATCTGTAACAAGTGAGACTTCTTTGAGCGCGCTTGCGCTAATAACTAGAACGCCATCGACGTTCTTATACTTTTCAGCTAGAACGCCGACACTAAATCCGTCGCGTAATCCAGAACTGGCCTCGACCAGACT